TTTTTTTTTTATACAAATATTGCATCTTTTGCTATTCTGAAGAATTTAGCAAGTAAATTAAGATATGTAAGTTTTGATGGTGTATCTTCTTCAAGATTTGCAAGTCTACATCCAGTTTCATCAAACTCTATTCTCACAGCATCTCTTGTACCGTATATCATTGTAGCCATATCTCTTACGACAGTTACATCTTTAATATGAAGCTCCTTTAATATATCAGCCCATTCTCTATTAGAATAAGCTTCCTTATCCATTATAGTTGCTCCAGATAATTTATTTAAAACTATAGGTGCATATTTAGATACAGTTAAATCATTAGAATAATTAAAGTCTGTAATATATATTATTCCTTTTCCTGTACCCTCAATAGCTGCATCTAAAGTCTTTCTTATAACTTCTTCAGCTCTTTCTGGTAAGTTTAAATTCTTTGCAAGTAATCCTTCCATTTCTGTATACATATAAGCTGGCAGACCATTTTCATCATTTGCATACACAACAGAAAACGCATACTCATTTCTTTCTTCTACTTGCTTACTTCCTACAAGCAAAGTAAATCTTTCATTTTTTAACATAATTTATTCCTCCTATTGTTGTTGATTAGCTGTTTTATCAGGACTTGCTCCCTTTTGACTATCAGGAACTTTATATTCGAGTAAAGGTTCGTATGATTTAATATAAAGCTCTGTAACACATTTACCCTTTGTAAATATATTTGTAACTCTTGACACCATACAATCACCTTGCAAATCAGCCATATAGTGTACAACTGTATATGGCATTACATGAACTGGTACATCATCTAAAATTATCTTTGCTTGAAATTTAGGGTTTCTATTCTCTTTAGTAACTCCTCTTGTTCTTCCAGCATTTACTTTAACTGTGGGCGATATAGTTTCTTTTTTCTTTTCAGATTCTTTAGATTTAGATATAGCTCCATTTGAGTTTATTGTAAGCTCAATAGGTCTCATCATAGCTCCTACTGATATATCAGTTTCTACTAAGTTATTTCCAAATACAGAATAACTATAATGGTCATCTTTTAAAGAAATACCATATAGATTTACTGGATAATTTACATTTCTAAATACTTGTATATCTATCTTATCATCAAAAGTACCTTCTATTTCTTTATTCATTCCTGTATCCGTCTTTTCAGGATTTAGAATATAGCAAGTACCATTTTCTAAATACACATGATATTTAGATGTATAAACCCCATACTCAGTATCTATAAACTTTAAGAAATCTAAAAATCCTTGCGATGATATTATACAATTCTTTAAAGGATTTTTATTATCAGGTTTTGCAAGCATAAGCTTACATTTATTTTTACCTTTACACACATTAAAAGCGTGCTTTATTAAATCTTCGACTTTCTTACCACTTCCAAAGTTTCCAGATATTGTGCCTTCTTTTGCAAAGTTCAAATCATCAAAATCAAATAAAGCTATATTGAGTCTATATAAATTACCTAAAGATACATGAGATTTTGCATTTGGTTTTGACTCTACAAGTATATCTTCGGATACTCTTGTTTTATCTATCATTCCTGTATATTCTCCAGTTAAAAAAGAAGCTGTAACTTGAGTACCTAACTCCTTTTGTACAGGAGTTATTTTGATTTGCATAGTTACAGGAACGAAAGGCTTATCGGGTGTTACTTTTGATAATATTTCATAATAATCTTTTGCGAATAAAAGTACCGACAATACCCTTTTCGGATACATATAATTTTCAAAATCTCTATCATTTACATACGATAAAACTTGTTTGTCTGATATTTTAATTCCCATTATAGATACATAAAATCTATAATTGAAATCCATTTTAGCTCTTGTACTTATTATATTTGAGCTTGTGAATAAATCTATTTTTTCCATTATATATTCACCCACTTAAGTATTATATAACCTATAAGAGATGCGAAGAACCACCAATCAAGTATCTTTAAAAGTTTATCTATATAAGGACTATCATTATCTCCTTCAAGTAAAGTTAATTTCTTAGCTACAAATACTCCTATATAGAAAAATAAAGATAATTTAATTAAATTAAAGTATAATATTTGATATCCAGTATTTGGATATATCATTGATATATAGTGCATATTATATCCTCCTTTAATTTCTTTTTCCAAGCATATTGTGTCTAAGTTCGATATCTTTTGCGAGAAGTTCAGATTGTGATACATTATGTTTTACTTCATTTAAAGTATAATCGTATCCATTTTTTGCTAGTGAATTTACTATCTCTCTCATTGCTCCAGCTGTAATCTTTAATGCTCCGTCTTGAAATACGATTTCAGATGAAGTATTATTTGGTGAGTAGTAAATATTATTTTTTGATATAAGTTGCATATAAAATCATCTCCTTTATATACAAAGCTCGTTATACAATCGTGTTTGTGAGAGTTACAAAATTAACTTATATTTAGATTATAAAAGGGAGGTAATTTTTATGTTAGTTGCTTATAAAGTACCAAGAGAAGAATATAAATTATTATTTAAAGATTCTAAGTTATTTAAAAGATTTTTAAATTATATTGAAGCTATACACTTTGATGATTGTAATGATTTATACGAAAGACTTGATATTAGAGTTGTAAAAGATGATAAAGATAAATCTATTCATTTTCCTATTGATGAGATTAATTCTTATAAAGGAGATTGGGTACAAGTAAATGGGGTTGTATACCAAGATAAGCACGGAAATCGGCAAATCGACGCGGATATAAATGAGCTATTTAGAGTTATCTTAACTTGGTTTTGTTTTAAATCTATTAATAACTCTTTTCTTGTAAGAGTATATTTATTTTATTATAAGTATACACATAGTGATAATAACTATGATGATATATTTTATGTATTACCAGATAAGTATCATAATATTATTATGAATATATTAAATAGATTTAATATGAATTTAGATACTTATATTAGAAAAGAAACTATTAAGCTTACTAAAGCTAAATCTATATATGATAAATAAAGATTTATACTAGGCGTAATGCCTAGTATATTTCTCTTTTTACGATAGTATTGATATATGTATTAAAAGAATTAATACTTCTTAGTAAGACACTTACAAATAGATTCATCTATCTAATATGGAGTAATTTATAAAATGAAAAAAAAATATTTTAACATTATCAACCATTTGCTTTTTCTTTAGTATTAATTCTTTTATTATCTATTATATTAGTTATCTTATATAGTATTATATATTTTAATATTAGTAATTATATCTTTAATTATTTATTAGATATATTAATATAGTATAATATTAGTAATAATAAATATTAGAAAAGAAAATAATTTTTTAGGGATTTATTATTTTGCACGGCTAGTCCCTCTGTTTTCGGAAAGCACTTCGGTTCACGAAGCCGTCGCTATCGCTTAGGGCTGCTCCGGTTCGGTTCCCTCTGCCGCACCACTGTGCTACTTCGCTCGTCTTCCGCTCGCGTTTCGTCGTTCTTCGAACTCCGAACTCCGTTCAACGTCGTGTTACACGAAGTGTTTTGTACTTTTTTATATTATCGTTGTCAATTTTTTAAAAATAATTTTAACTGGTAATATATTTTAAAAACTTTATAGTAATTAATATTATTAAGGAGGAATTAAATGAAAGCTAAAGTTGTAGTAAATATTGATATGCTAGGAAATGGTAAATATATAAAGGGTAATGATAAAGATATATTCCTAGATAATATAAAGGAAGGATTATCTCGTATATATAAAGGTAAGAAATTCAAAGTTAAAACTGAAAGAGGAATATATGGTGGAGAAGATATTAAAGATGATTTGGTTATAAGAATAAGAACCGAAAATGAACTTATATCTTATAAGAACCCAGATATGAATTTACTTAAGTTGTCTACAGGGTGGAAAGCTGATAGAACTATAGTACAAAGATATAAAGCTTCTCATAAGCTAAGAGGTAAAGGATATGAGTTATTTGATATTAATATTCTAATAGGAGACTTATCTGATAAAGCTACAGAAAAGAGTATGACTGATAGTGTACTTACACTTGATAGTCTAGCAACACACCCCGAAGTAAATAAAGCTTGTACATTTGTATTCGTGTTTGATGAGCTTATGTATAAGATAAGAGAGATTAAAGGAGTACCAGACCACAATGTAGAATCTGCAATAGAAGAAACTTGCTTAAAAAGAATAAATGAAATATCTCATTATATCCAACTTCTTCTTGATTCTTATGAAGCTCATCATACATTTGATGATTTCAAAAAGGAGATAACTGAGAAATTTGATTCTATAGTAAAACTTGATAGTTCGGATGGACTTGCTATGGTTTGTATTTAATAGTAAAGTATATAACACATATGTGATAAAACCTATCGTTTTATTGCACTTAATCATAGTGCACCTCGCTTATATTTTTTTTTTTAGGAGATTTATATTTGTAAGTGTCTTTATAGATTGAGTATATTTTCAATTTTATATTTTTGTATGTTGGTGGGGTAAAACCCACCAACTCCTTTTTTATAAATATAGTAACAGTTAAGTGACATTATGGAATTACATGTTATGTGAGTGTCTCACTTATACTAATTGCGTTTTTTATCTCTATGGATATTAAACAAAACACAACAAACCATCAAGATACGCGGGGTAACTCCCGCGTATCGACCCTTCTTAAATTATTTTAAAAATCTACTAACACAGGTAGTAGGTATTATTGAAATTATGTGCGTGTCGCCTTTATATGAATTATTATAACTAATTGATATGATTCAATGAGTAAATTTTGAATACATAAGTTACGTTGATGACAAGTATTTGAACTGTCATTGACACTCCTTTCAATATTAAATAATGAATATGATATTGTAATATTGAGAAAGTTATTATTAAATGTACGTGTCGTAATTCTCGTTTTAGAGTAATATATTGTAGACGGTGTGGCAAATGCCACACCCCTACCTCTATCTAATTTAATAATACACTGGATTTGAAATAGTATTCTTTCTTTTATTTCTATCCTTTTCAATCTTTTCTCTTTGCTCTTCCATCATCTTATCTCTCATCTTAACAAATTCTGAATTATGTTTAAGAAGTATCTCTATCTCAGACATTGGCATAGCTGCTATTTCAGCATAAGAGTATTTACCTTCAAGGATAATTACGATATTATGAAGAAAACCTATATGTTTGTCTCCATCTTGTTGTATAAAGAAAGAATCAATAGCTCTAAACCCTCAACCCTCGTATTGTTAAGAGCCTTACAAGTTTGAGAAGCACAAGTCCAATTTCCTGTAGTTATATTTATTCTCTCTTTTATAAACTCATCTTCTATAGTCTTTTCTATTACCTTAGAAGTAGTTTCTTCAAGAGATAACATTGCTGCTACCATTACATCTACACCATCTACATTAGCATCGTAAGATTCATCTAAGTATTCATCTTTATCCCAATCTTTGTCATCAGCATCAAATGAATAAGTTTCTATTTTATTAATGTAAGATAAAAGTATACAAGCTGATATAGTTTTAACAACATCAGGATTTTGTAGATTATAGATAAAATCAAACTTAGTATCTATAGATTGATACTTTAAAGCTTCTGGTATGAATTGTGCAAATGTTTCACACACATATGATTTAATAGCTTCTCCTAGTCCTATATTAGAAAGTAGTGAAGGATTATTTAAAGTTATTACAACTCTTGCATCTTTATCCTTAACTTCTATAACTTTATTAGCTAAAGACTTTTCAATACAAGTTTTAAAGTCATCAGATTCTTTATAAGCAAGTTTAAGCTCATCATCTATATCTTGCATAGCCTTTACGAATTGCTTTTTAATATCAATTTTAATAGTTCCTTGAGTACCACAAGTAGCACATTCAACAGCATACGGAACTTCTTGTATAGCATTAGCCGCAGCTCCAGCAAGATAGATATATCCTAAATCATCATAAGATATATAGTTCATCATAGCATCTACTGTAATATCATCACCGTCACTACATACAGGTGTACTTCTTTCAAGTATAGCTTCAACTACTCTTTTCTTAATCATGATATCTTGACTCATTTGTGTAAGTCTTACAATCTCAGTTATTATTGCTGGTTGATGTATTTCGAACACATTAAGTTTTATATTAGAATTAGGTAAGAATACTTCAACTGAGTTTCCTCTTTTTTGTCTTGAAAGTAATTTCTTTACTTTATTTTCTTTTGCTCTTTTGTAAGAGTTTAGAGGTTTTTCAGAATATTTAATATAAATCTCCTTATCTCCTATTACTTCAGCAAGAGAAGGTTCTTTTATTTCCTCATCATTTTTATCAATGACTGTAGGTTTTACTTGTTCATTAGAAGTTGGTGGTACTGGTTCGCTAGGTTTTACTTCTGTTTTAACAGCAGTATTTACAGCTTGTGTATCATCTATTTTATTATTAGTGACATCATTTATAGATTCTTCTTTAATAGTACCATCTTCTTGTACTACATGCTTCATATCTCCAACTGTACCTTCAGCTTCATCAGCTTTAACAGCTCTTGCGATATCAAGAAGTTTTAAAAGTGGTATCTCATCTATTTCTTCATCTGAGTATCCATGTCTTCTTAAAACTTCTACAGCTTCATTTCTATCTTTTTCTGTATAAGCCATATAATCTTCAAGTCCAACATTTAAAGCATCTTCCATTTTCTTTATCTCATCATTATCAAGATTAGGAACTATTCCTCTATCATTTGCTCTTTCTTGTGCTGTCCTTTGCATAGATAAAGTCATATCTTTAGCATCTGACATATCAAATACTTCTACCTTTCTTGTAGGAGTTACTACAGTTTCTGTAGTTTTGACTATTTCTTCCTTTTTCTCCTCAAGAATGGGTGCTGTAAGTTCATTTACACTAGGTCCTTTTTGTGTATCAGGAATTTCATTTTTTCCTAATGCTTTACCAAAGTCCTTTAAATTCATAGTATTTTCCATTTATTTCCTCCTTGTTATTTAGAAAAGTCTTTACCTTGAACTAGATTTACACTAACTCTAGTATCATATCCATCATCAAATAATTGCACCTTTTCTCCTGACATTAAAGTAATTTCTATAACCGATAAAGATTGGTCGCCAGTTACATCATCTTTAATAGGATATAAAGATGTATTTGCTATAACGGAATGATTACAGTAAGTTGCAATCTGTTCTTGTAAGTCCATTTGTTGTCTTGCTAATTCTTTACTATCCATAATGAAGTGTCTTCTTGCATGTAAATTGTAACCCATTTTAGGCATTTCGGGTATAGTACCCGGAACCATAAGAATTAGATTTATCATGAAGTTTATTACACTTCTTATATCTTCATATCTTTCATTTGTATTAAATTCAGATAAGCTCATAGGGGTTTCTATAAGATTTTTAAGGTCAAAGATATCCGTTTTTACAACCTGCATATTATACCTCCTATTCATAAAACATCTCTTTACCGAGCTGTTTTGGAACATTTCTGTAAGAAATTAAAGGTTTAACCGGAAGGAGAAAAACTATGACTGATAAACAAAAAGCTTTCCTTGAAAGAAATAAGTATAGGAAGAATATAGGTAATTGTGTTATTTGTAAAAAGCCTACTACTTGGAATGAAGAAAAGGGAAGATATGATAGATTTTGCTCAGATGCTTGTGTTAAGAAATATGTAGAGATAAGAAATAAAAGAGTTCTTGATAAATATGGTACTACAAATCTTGCGAGTATTCCTGAGTTTCAAAAAGATAAACTTATGGCTAATCGTGGTATTGCTAAGACTTACACATTTAAAGATGGTGGAAGAAAGATAGTCTTATCTAATATAGAGTATAAGATACTTGAGTATTTAGACGGTGCTGGATATACTTCAGAAGATATAGAAGCACCAGCAAGTATAGTAATACCTTATAGATTTGAAGGTAAGAACTTAAATCATATTCCTGATATATTTGTAAGACCTTTAAATCTTATTATATCAGGAAAAGATGGACTTGATAATCCTAATATGAGTCCACACTTCTTAAAAGATAGAAAGAAAAATATCGCTATCTTTAAGGAAATACTTGATAATTATAATCTTAACTATGTACAAGTAGAAGGAGAAAAAGAAGTAAAGGCACTAGAATCTACAATGCTTACTATACAAAAACTTATGAAGAAAAATGGCAGGGTGGTTATACCACCGAGAATTGACTTTGCTTTATATAGCGAATCTATGCGACATATTCAGCGTGATGATTCTATGCTTAGATATTTTAAAAACTTCGTTGTATATAATAAAAATGGAGTTCTAACTGGATTTTTTATAGATGATTGCGTGTATTATGGTACGGTATACACAAGAGTTAATAATATGCTTATAGGCTTTGATACAAAAAATGATGAAGATTTTAGAAAGAACTCATTAATTTTCTATGCTGGTGGAGAAGAATCAGGATTTGATTTAAGAGCTATAAATTCTTATGATAGAGATGTATCTGTACTTGCAAGTATAACTTATTCTACATTAGGAGCTAATATAGTTGAAAATGAAACTATAGAAAACTGGATTGAAAGATTTAAAGATAAGTTTGAATATGAAACTTTAGATAATGCTATATCAAGAGCTGAGAGAATAGACGCTTATGATAATCTTTTAAATATAGATTTAGGAACTTTAGAAGAAATAGCGTTTAATATAGAAAAGGGTACATATGATAATATAGATAAAATAGCTCCAGATGATAATGAAAAGGCTTGGCTTGAAGTTCTTATTAAAAAGGTAGAAGATGTATGTAGTCCAAGAGGTGATAAGAATGAGTGATATATTAAAGATGATAGCTGAATCTGAACTTTTTAATCCTATTAAAACTACCACTTTATATTCAGAAGCTGCAACTGATAAAGGTATGGTTCCTATATATGTAATACTCACATCAGGAGATAGTTTAATGTCTAAGATAATAATGAAGTTTACAGGTTCTAAATATTCACATGCTACAGTTGCTATGAACTATTATGAAACTGTATCTATGGGTACTACTAATAAAAACTATGGAGTTGCAGTTGAGTCTATATTTGAATTTCCTGATAGATGGAGAAATAAAGATATGAAAATAACTCGTAGATTTATTCCTATAGATATATATGAAAAGATGGTTTATAATATTGAACAATTCAAGCAAAATTATAAAAGAATAGATTATTCATTTGGAAAGTTATCGAGATTTATATCTTGGCTTCCGCATAAAAGAATAACTCAGTATAAAAACCAAACTTCTTTTATATGTTCCGAATTCGTAGCTCTTATACTTTCTAACCTTACAGATTTTAATAATAAGCTTAAAAGAAATATAGGTAGAGGTAGTAGATTTATTATATCTCCAAGAGAGGTAGAAACTAAGATTATGGATACATTTGAAACTATATATGAAGGACCTATATTTGGTATGCCTATGGATTTACTTTATAAAGCTGATAGACAGTATATAAAGGTAAAGAAGAATATAGTTGAGAAGTGTAAAGCTAAACTAAAAGAAGCTGTAGAAAATCTAAAAGGTGGAAAACAATATGCTGAAAGTGAACTTCCATCTATATGGAATTCGCCTGCTGTTTTATCAGCAAAGATGAAAGCGTTAAGAGATGCTGAAAGAAAGTTTATAGAAGATACTTACAACATTAGTATTTTTTAATATATATTATAATGGTGTAGCAAAGATTGATACATAAAAAAAAATATTAAATTTAAGGAGGAAAAATTATGAACAAATTTGCGATTAAGAAACCACAAGGAAGAGTAGTTATTGGGAGCATTAGTGAAAAGGTAAACGATATTATCGACAACACTAAGAATGCTCAACTTGACATCGGTCTTACACCAAAGGTTGATGTTAATGGTAAAGTGTATGACTTTGAATCTTCAAGAGGATTTATAAGAAGAGAGACAAGAAAGTACAGAATGTTCGATAGAGTCTTAGAACTTGAAGGAACTGTGTATGGAATTGACAAGAATGAAACAACTGGAAAATACGGTGCAACATTCTTTCAACCAGACTTTGCAAATCCTGAAGATATTAAAGGTGGAAAAGTATCAGCTGATGAAGTTTTAAAGAGAACATTTGAAACAATGAGAGATTTGCACCAATTAATGCTTGATTTAAAATATTGGGAAATTCCAGCAAGATGTCTAACAGATGTAGCTAACAATGGAACAGGAGCTCCAGAATATAAAGGATATGTAGGACTTGATTATGCGTTTGGTTTACTTACAAATGAAGATGTTAAGTTCACAAGAATAATGTCTATGCAATATGAAGCTGGAGAAAGAGATATTGCAAAAGATTTAATCTGTATGCTAACTGGGGAAAATGTAGAAGCAAATTCTATCGTTCCTATAACAACTTCTGCACCTGCATTTGTTAATGGCGATGATGTAACTAATGTATTCACAGATATTAGAAAACCACAAACATTTGGAGCAAAGTTACCTGCTCACGGTATTGTACAAACTCCTAAATTCAATTCAGTATTTGGAGGAGCTGGAGCAAGAAGTGAAGCTGGAGATGAAGCCATAAAAGGTGGATTCGGAAAACAATTAAAGAAAAAATAAGATAATTGGCTGGGGTTTCCCAGCCTTTATTTTTCGTTTTCAAAGCACTTTATAAACACTTTTTTAAGAAAGGAGTTGATTTTCGGTGAAATTTAACGATAAAGATATAGATAAAAAAGCAGAAGATATAAACCTTAAAGTATATGACCCTCGTGAAGCTACGAGAGAAATATCAGAATATTTCGGTGGAAGTGGTATTACTAAATATCATCCACAAGTTTTGAAACTAATAAGTGATTATATGACAAGAAATGCTGATGCTTTATCTACTCCACTTCTTGAAATTGTAGTGTTTGGAAACGGTGAGAGAAGAAAGTTTTTACAAGCATATAATATAGATGAAGGGGAGTTTAGAGCATTTGCAAGAACTCACAGAATTTTAAAGATGGGTTGGGATACACCCAACGACCCATTATCACTTGCTCTTTTATTATCTTATTTACATACAGGTAAAAAGGAGTTTTTAGAATTCTTGGGAATTAAGTTCTTAACTGGACTTATGTATAAATACTATACAAAAAATGGTAGTTTAAATCCGGGAATAATGAAATTCATTTTGTATGGTATAAAAGATGGAAAACCTGTAATGTCTCAGAAGTATTTACTTAAGTCTGAAGGTAGCTCTGTAGGAATGGTAAAGGCTGTTATGGGAACAGTTGCAGATGATTTCATTAAAGTTAAATTCAAGAAAGATGAGCTTTTAATAGATGATGTAGTTGTTTACATTCTTATGTCTATAAGAACTCGTATGAATCTTAATATGCGTGGAGTAAGAGATTTATATGACCAGTACAAGAATGAAAGAATGTATGACCAAAAAGATATAAGAGATGAAGAAACTAATATTACAGTAGAGAATGAAACTATTAAGATTGCGTCTTTAAAAGCTGCGATTTCTGAGAAGATTAACCGTGGTCTTGATACGAACTTAATTAAAAGAACTAATAACCTTTATTATTATGAAGAATTTAAAACTGTGTATGCTGACCACTTAAATGATGTAATAAACTACTGTCATTATTTGGTGGACTTCTATGGAGAGAAAGCACCATCTTTATCCTTTGAAGCGATGAAGAGAAACTTTGTATCTATAGTTAATCGTGCTAAGGGAATAGATGATACATTTCCTGAACAAATGAAATCTGAATATCAAATAAGAGGAAGAGAATGGTCAAGAGCTTTTTCGAGATTTCATATAGTTTTAATATATGATATAATAATAAGAATGGATTAGGAGGATTTTTATGGCAAATACTAAAATAGAAAAATGTAAAGAAAAGCTATTAAAAGCACTTCTTATAGCTGAAGGTGGGAATAAAAAAGACGCACCTAATTACAATCATTATCAGTTATATTTTGATTCTATGGAAGATAAAGAGTTTATTGACTTTGTAAAAGGTGGGGTTATGAGAGTAAAGGTACTTCCACTTGAGCAAACATTTAAACTTGTTGATGTTGTAAAAGCTATGAAAGAAGTATTAGGTAGAAACTTTGAAGAAAAGGTTACTCTACCATTTATGATGGATGACCCTGATTTAGGAACTTTAATATCTGATAAGAAAGTAATGATACTTAGACTTCCTACTATTAAACTTATGCAAACAGCATTAGGTGAGAATAGACACGCTGAAACTACGACTATGAGAGATAAATCAAATCAAGTTGTAAACCAATCAAAAGGTGCTGGAGTTTCAGATATGGAAGTTGCACAACTTCTTGCGGCAGGGTATGATAATACAATAAAAGAATTCTACACATTTAGAGCTGATAATGATATTGCTAAAAATGAAGCTTATTCTAATATAGCAAGAACTGGTAGAACTAATATACCAGAAGCACCAGATGAAGGTAAGGTTGCACTTAAATATATCACAGCTTGTTATGTAGGAATGGGTATAGACCCAGAGTTTATAAATATTGAAGAAAATTATGACAAAGTTATCGGGAGGCTAGAAAATGGAAACTAATAAAAATAATAAGAAAATTAAAGCACTGAAAGTGTTTGGATTGTTTATGATTATTGTAATACTGATGAATATACTTATGACTTATATGGTAGCGAAGCATTCATCGGGAAAAGAGCTTGATGCTTTAAAGAAAGAAATAGAAAGTCTTAAATATGAACTTAAAGTTGCCAAAGAAGAAAATGAAGTTTTAATGACAAGACTTGATAATGTTGATATAAACAAAGGTGAAAGTGATGAAAAGGTTGTAACTTCAGTTGCAAGCAAAGCTTGGGATAATGCTAAGAGTATAAAGAATTCTTATGTTAAAAAGAATGCTACAAAAACTGTAGCTAATAAAACAGTTAAAACTATAAATAAAATTAAGAAAGATAAAGAATTCAATATTAATGATATTCAAGATGTGCAACATATAGAATTCCCAGCTATGACTTATAAAGATGTGGAATATGATATTATATCTGGTAGAATAAAGATACCTGAAGTAAAGAGTGAATATAAAGAAGAAATAGATAAGAAAGTAGAGGAAGCAAGATATATGGATAGTAAATATGCTAAATATGATATTATAATAAATAAAGCTAAATCTTATGGTCGTGATGTATCTTATCTTGATTATGAATTCTTAGATTATGTGTGGGAAGAAGCTGATAGATTTAATGTAAATCCATATGTAGTTTTAGCTATAGTATCTGGAGAATCAAATTTCTACGCTCAAGCTAAGAATAAGAATTCAACAGCAACTGGACTTGGACAAATAGTTAAAGGTACAGGAGAATACATACATTATAATGTACTTGGTTACACAAATGATTATAACCATAATATACAAAAAGACCCAAAAGTTAATATAAAATATATGCTAGGATATTTTAAATACTTAAAGAAATATGATAGTTATGATAGAGCTATGGGAGAATATTGTGGTTCTAAAACTTATTATGCTAATACTTACAGAAGTAAGCTTTTAAATAATATGGTAGCTTTAGGACTTTCAAAAGCTGAAGCTAATTCAATACTTAAAGGACAAATAGTTTAAAAGATATATGGGGAGTAAATCCCCATATATTCTTATTTTTTGTAAAACTCACAATTAGTTTAATAAAAGGAGGAGAACAATATGAATTATTTAAAGGGAAGACTTGAACTTATTGAAGCGAGAAAGGAAGAGTTATCGGGGTGTAATGGTAAAGTGATTGAGTATACAACTAGGATTATGGAGCATTGTCAAAGATATTTATCGACACACAATAACTCAGATGAAGTTAAAAGATTTATAAATGTTATTATGGGATATACAGCAAATACGATAACTAATGCTACGACCAATAATATCACAATTTTAAATATTGAAGATTATATGAAAGAAATATGGAAATGCGTAAGTGAAATGGAGAGTGAAAAGAAATGAATATAGAATGTACAGAGTATCAATTTGATAGTATAAAATCACATACTAAAGAAATGGATACGAATAATTTTAATATAATACAAAGAGCTAATCATTTAATAATTAATTGTCAAGAATTGCAAAATAAAGGCAATGAACTCAAAATAAATGATATGATACGCACTTTGTCACAGATAGTAGAAATGGCAACTAATAATGATTTTGCGAGAATTAAAATAGATGACATACTTAGTAATTTTAAACAAGAGGTGAATAAATAATGGAGCTTAAAGAGGCAAAAGAGTTAGGAATGACAGAAGAAGAAATAGAAGCTATGGCAGAACTTGAGATGAAGATAAGCTCTGATTTAGATAATGAACTTAAGCAGTATCAAAAGACAAGAGAAAAGAGAGCAAATTTTGATATGAATAGAGTTTGCTATCCTACAGGATTTACAACTGTAGATTTCTTTTTAGGAAGAAATAATCCGTCAAGAGTTAAAGAAGGAGAGATAGTTAAAAATAGAGGTTTAAGAGACGGAGTTTTATTTACTATAGGTGGAACTACACATAAAGGTAAATCTGTATTTGCTATGAATGTTGCTGGTAATATAGTTCGTCCTTTTATACAAAAAGGACTTCCAGCTTGGATAGAATACTTTACTCCCGAAGAAGGACTTGAGTCTGATTGGATGCAAGTATGTTGTGGACTCGGAAATGATGCTATTCGTGATAATCTTATAAGAATAACTCATAGACATAAAGTTAATACATCTATTGAAGGTTTATTTAAGTTAGTTATGGATTTATATAAGCTAAAGACTGAGTCTCCTGAAAAGTTTATGTATGATACAGTTAATATGGATGGAGAACCAACTAAGAAGTTTGTACCTACAGTTTTGGTAGTTGACTCTTGGACACAACTTCGTTCAAAAGCACTTGATATAAAAGATGAAGCATCTAATACATTTCATGCAAGAAGAAATAATATAAACGGAATGTTTTTAGAACAAATGAGACCTTTTATGTTAGAAGCGAATATAATGCTATTTGCAATAGTACATGTAGGAGAAAAGATAGGAATAGATACTATGTACTTACAAAAGTCTTATTCTGTATTAAATGCTAAGGTTAATATATCTGGTGGTAA